GCAGTAATATCTGCAATTGTTTTTGCACCGGAGGCTGGGATTTGTTTTCCTTCCATAAGCGCAGCCAAGAATGCTTCAAAGTTGAAGCCAGCAGCAGAGGCATTAAAGTTTGTGATCGCCATTGTCAATGTTTTATAGAACACCAGATATGCCATAGCTTGTTGAATAAACTCTTTCGGATTATCTCTGGGGATAGAATTGATACCCTCTTCCATAATGCGAGAAACTGCGTTGAGCTTGTCTTCAAAGCCGGTGCCAGGAATATTACTCAGATACTGTTCAAGGCCTCGACGTTGCGAGGGGGGAGCGTTTGGATCGCCAGAACCTTCATCATCATCAGCATTCGCCCAACCAAGTTCGGAGATGGGAATCATCGGAATCTCAGAAATATTATAAGTTCTGACCTTTGGTTTTTCGTTCTCATTTATAGTTGGCAATGTTACCGACATGATCTCTTCTATCATCTCGGTTAAAACACTAAGTGAGGCTAGCTCCTTCTTTTCTCTGACTTCAATAAACTTATCTTTTAAAAATTTATTCATACTATATTCCTAAACAATGATATCTGCGATGCCTAATTCAACCGCCTCTTCTGCAGATAAATAGACATTAACTTTGCGTTCTAACAGATTTTTTAAATCCTTCTTGGTCATGTTTGTCTCGGCAATGAGCGCGGCGCTGTACATCTTTTGAATTTGTTCAACCGCTTCCATTTCATTAATAAGATTGTGTAATGGTCCATGATTACCGCCGATGACTGAGTGGATCATAACTCTACAATTCTTGCCGACTCTTCGCTTACCCTTTGTGCCGGCAGCCAAGAGTAGTACACCCGCCGACATAACTTTACCCAAACCAAGGGTGTGGATTTCCGTTGTTTCTCTTACCATCCTCATAGCATCATACATGCCAAACATGTCGTCTGCAGAACCACCGTACGTGGACAAGTAAAACTCAATCGGATCTTGTTTTGAATTGATTATGTTAACTTCATTCAAATAAAGCATAGCGTGTATCAACTCTGCAATCTTCTCTTCAGATACATCTGAAAAAAGACCCATGACTCTCAAGTCTGGCTCTTTTGGACGCACAAGATCCTCCAAAGATATTATCTTGTCAAGATCTAATGGCATATTTTCTTTGCTGTCAGCAGCGTTTTTTTCGGCTGGAGCAATCGCCTCCATAATTTTTTTAATCACTTTTAATTCTCCAAAATTCAAGTGCTTCTTGACGGTTGAATGAAAGATATATCATAGCTTCATTCCAATTTTGAAAACCAATATTTTCCCTAAAAGTATGGGGAGTTTTGTTGATTAAGTTTTGGATTGCTCTGTTTTTGAATGTTTCTTTCTCAGCCTGAAAACTTTCAATAAAAGCTTTTTTAACTTCTTGTGAAGTTTTTGTATCACTTAAATATTTCAGCATAATCGCCTCAGAAGCCGCGTAGTTTTCTATGGATTTAACTAGCATAGATAAATAGATAACTTTACTAGATTTTAAAAGTTTTAATGAGATTCTAGTTGCTCTCAAGAAATAAAATGTTTTACATGTGATGTAACCAAATAAAAATGTCAACACGTAAAGCCACCAAGGATCCATTATACCTCCAAAAAAATAACCACCGGATATCCAGTGGTTATTATAGCACATCTATTTTAATGTGTCAATACTACTGAGTGAGTCTTTGCATAATTTTTTCTGCAATGTTATCAACTGTGCTTTGTTTGTCGTTCAACGCTTGAAGGCGCTTAGCCACTCGGCGTGCCACTTCGTTGACAAGTTCTTCTGAGTTGCCTTCTTCCATGTAATCGCGCATACCAGGCATGTCATCTTCATCGTCAGCATCCATATCCATGCCTACATCGTCAGTCATGTCCATGTCCATTGCAGGAGCCTCGTCATCCGCGTCCATATCATCACCCATATCGTCATCCATTTCAGTGGATACTGGCTCACCCAAGACATCTTCAAGAGCAGATTCAAGTGCGGACATGAAGTCGTCAATAGCAACCATTTTGGCGCCACCATCCATGTCCATAGCATCATCGCCCATATCCATGGCATCGTCGCCCATGTCCATTTCTGCGTCACCCATATCCATTTCTGCGTCACCCATATCCATAGCCGCATCGTCCATGTCGTCTTCTGCGTCGTCCATGGCCATATCATCTTCTTCAAGAGATTTGCCGGCGTCGTCCTCGTCCTCACGATCTTCATCGTCTCGGAGGCCCGGAGGGTTACCATACATTTCGCTAATCTTTGCATCGCTCAAGGGCCTAAGCTCTGCAAGCTTCATAAAATTCCTAAGCTCTGCTTCAGTTAAAAGTGTTTTGCGGGCCATTATAAATCTCCTTCATTTTGCTTATACTTTGTGGCACAAATAAATCATTAATAAATAGTTGGTAAAATCCTAAAAACTACATTTTTACCAATCTATACCAAATCGCCTGAGCTTAAGCAATGCTTTTTCTTCGATTTGCTTAACTCTGGCAAAAGAAATACCAAGTCTTTTTCCTACCTCGCGTAACGTCATGTTCCCATTTTCGTATATTGAAATTAAGGTGCAGTTGCTGTCTTCGGGATAGTCTATCCACATTCTACATTCCTCCTGATCACATTTAACGTTTAGGTCTTTGCACATTCTTGAGCAAAGTCTCATTCCATCTTTCATAACTCTGGGTGTTCCTCCGCGATTAAATCAAATATATCCTCGATTTGTTCCTCTGAGAAGCCTAGTGAACTAACACTTTCTTCCCCTTTCTCTTTAAGTTTCTTGCTGAGTTTTTTCTTCTTCTTGGATTGTAGTTTTATTTCGTCAATAAAATCTGTAATCCTTTTATCACCTTCAATGTATCCGGTTATTAGACTACGAAAAAAATCTGATTGTCTCAACTCATCATATTTTAATCTTATAATCAACTGGGCGTGTCTATGATCATTTTCTGTGAAAACAATCCTTTTGTTTAATTTACCATAATCAATATCCGACACTGTTACCACTGCCTGCCGGTTATGTGTGTTCTACTCTCTCCGATACCAGCTGTTGTTTGTTGAACAAACTTAGCAACATTTTGTAATTCTTGGATGTGGCGCGCTCCGCTGTATGAAAGGCCTGAGCGGATCCCTTTTTCAAGATCTTTCAATATGTTCTTGACTGAGCCTCTATATGGAACCCTAGCCGAAACACCCTCAAATGACGAGTATCTTCCGCGCCAGTTAATTTGAGCCTCTTTCGAAGCCATACCTCGATAAGTTTTCCATCGCGTACCATCGCTTTCTTCAATAATCTTTCCAGGAGATTCATCTGTGCCTGATAGCAAAGAGCCACACATAACCACATCGGCACCAGCAGCGAATGCTTTAACCATATCACCCGAGTTTGTCAATCCTCCGTCTGCGATAATAGAGACATCTCTATCTGTTTTAGAGCAATCGAGGATTGTTTGCAGGCCTGGAAGACCGTGGCCTGTTTGAATGCGAGTTGAACAAATAGAACCACCTCCAATATTGCACCTGATACTATCTGCACCCCAATCGGCAAGGTCATTAACGCCGTCTATGGTCGCGACATTACCTGCCATAATGTGGTAATTATCGCCTAACAAAACTCTCAATTTAGCCAGTGCATCTTTCATCATAATGTGATGACCATGGGCAACGTCAACACAAATAAAGTCGGCGCGGGCTTCCAAAAGAACCATAGCCCTTTTCATAAAGTCATCAGTAATCCCAACAGCAGCACCAACAGTAATATTGTTACCATGTAAGTTTTTGGCCATGTCTTTTGCCAGTTTTATATGCCTAGCCTGTTCAGCTGGCGTATTGTACCTGTGGATAACAGCAGCTCCGCCGGCTAGCCCTAATTCTAAAGCCATGGCAGATTCTGATATGGTATCCATTGGGGATGCAATAATTGGAAGATCAAGCACAAGCCCATTACCCAAATCGGTTGTTAGCTCAATTTCTGACCTAGACTTAATGTCAGAATATTGAGGCACCAGCAAAACATCGTCGTAAGAAAGACCGGTGTTGTATTTTTCTTTGTAAGTATCTGTATTAGTCATCTCTATTCTCGTTGATAAAGTTTTGGATGTCCCGGATCCGATAAAATGTATGTTCATTTGGGTCATCTGGATCAGCCAAAATGTTTATTTTTGGAACCCTACGGCTGTTATATGTGTTTACCACTGCAATAGTGGGCACACCACTAAACCCGAAGTCGCTCTGAACATCTGGGTTTTGATCAATATTAAAGGCATAGAATTGCACACCTTCATATTCTTCATTGTTCGATAAGTCCTCATAATATTCTTTCAAATTATGGCACATTGGGCAACCATTTGAATAGAACTTCACAACGCAAGTTGCGTCATGCTTAACTTGACCGGACGAGATCTTTTTCAATGCTTTGTGTGTAAGTCTAAGAACGCTCACCAAACACCTCCTTTACTTTCTCTAGACATTCTGGGCAAAACAACCTGATACAGTCTTGTCTCGCGGTTACTTTCCATGTCATAGCCATTTCTTTATCTGTTTTGTCATATGGCTTGTGACATGAACTGCAACTTTCGGGCAACTTCGAAAACTGAAATACTTTCTCTGCGATCTGTTCCATGCCGGCTTCACCCATCGCTTTTTTTATTTGTCGTCTTTGTTTACGATTCATCTTTATTCACCTTCTTCTTTGTGTTGCGTTTCACGGACTGTGATCTTCTGTAAGTTGGGGAGCGAACTTTCAGATCTTCTTCCGTGATAGCTTTTTTAGCTTCATTGCTTTTTTCTACAGAGGGTGGTGGCTGGGGCATCGGCGCTTGATCTTGGGGCATTGGTCGTTGCGGTCTAATCATTTGCTGAAGAGATATCATTGCACCCTCGTATTGTACAAACTTCTGAGCCAGTTCAGTTATCTTTTCTGCATCGCCTTCCTCGGCCGGCTTAGCATCTAGTTCCCTAATCATCCCTAGTGTTTCTACTGCCTTAGACCTTAAAAGAAGGATAGCAGCATTCATTTTGTCAGACATATTTTCTCCTTTATCTGTTAATGGCTCCGAAAATTTGTTGGCGGCTGGTGCCGTCAAAGACAACTACAGCAGACGGGAATGGAGCACTATTCTCGCTATCGCCAAATTTCAATCGACCCTTTACAAAGTATACTTCATCGGCTCTCATAACATATTGATGCCAGTATTTTGTATCAGTTCTCGCAGGGATAAGCATGACTACTTTAGTATTTTCTCTGCGAGATTCATTGTAACCTTTTTTAATCCATTCGTCGATACCTCGACCATACGGAGGATTCACAAAGCACGTGAAACCTTCCCAGCTTTTTGATAAGCCATTTTCTGCTTCCGTAAAAAAATTGGAGCACTTAGTATTAACACAGTCGGCACACGGATCCAAGTCAAATGGGCCGAAGCGCCAGTCAAGCTTATCAAAAAAATCTTGTGGTGTTGCCCAGTTCCCAGTTTTAGAACTGAACATTACTACTTGTGTATCTTTATTCATCTTCACCGCCACTAAGGATATTGAAGTTTTCTACTACTTCATCAATATTCACCTTCCCTCTATAGAGGCGATAGGCCTTAACTGCGGCTCTAATTTCATCTGTGTTTAGCCATCCATTGTTGCGGAACTCAGCGCGGAGTTCTCGTTTTTGTTCTTGATAAGGTTCGATGCAATCCTCGATGGCTTTGAGTGATCGAATATATTCCTTAACATATTGTTGCTTCTGATTGTTTGATGTGGCCATTAAGCCCTCCCTTTGTTACTTTATTAATATAGCAGA